GGTTCAAGTTGGAGAAAAATGCATAACATTTCACCAACTGCATCGATGTGGTTTGTTAAATAAATAATAATTTGTAAAAACTAAATTATATTTATATTAAAAGAGGTTTTATGAAACACGCATTTTGTATCCCAATATATAATACAATAAGTGGTCGTCTATTACCACAATTTTTAAACTTACAAGATTGGTCTAAACAATTAGATGGTGAGATTTTTACCGTAGTTGGTAGAACTCATGTTGATGGTAGAAATTGGTTATGCACCGATGGTGGTGGATTCAAAAATCCAAATAAATTATTAGATAAGTTTGATTACATAGTTTGGATTGATGCTGACCAACAATTCAATTATCAACAATTAAATAAACTTTTAGAATGTGAAGAAGATTTTTGTGCAGGTTGGTATATTAAAGATTTAAGTGGTATTGCAATGATTGCAGATTGGGATGAGGAAAAGTTTAAAGATAATGGTGTAATGAATTTTTATCACATGGATAGAATAAAAACAAAAAAAGAACCTTTTGAGGTGGATTATTGTGGGTTTGGTTTTACTAAAATATCAACTGAATTAATAAAACAACTTGAATACCCATATTTTAGACAAAAGGTTGTAAATATCGGTAAATATACGGAGAATGTATCAGAGGATGCCTCATTCTGTCTCGATATTGCACAGAAAACAGGTGTAAAACCAAAAATTATACCAAGTTTAAAAATTAATCATTTGAAAGAAATATTTATTTAATATATTTATATTAAACGGAGAATATTATGCCTTATCGTGTAGTAAAACAACTAAAACCAGCACCGACATCAAGTGTGGATAGAAACGGCAACTCAATGAATGACCCAGCATGGGCATCAAGAAATATTTGGGTTGCAAAGTTAAGTGGTAGTAACGACCAAGTGTGGGAATTTAGTGGTAGTAATGCTGAGGTATCTGCATCTGCAAAAGCTGCAGAATTAAGTGGTTCTGATTCAACAGGTAGAAAATACAAGATTATTTCTGTATAAAAAAAATACATTTCAAGATTTTAAAGTTATATTTATTTATTAAATTAGGAGACATAGGTTATGGCTGAAGAAGCAAAAACTGAAACAAATGAAATTAAGTTCTCAGAAGAGGAACTTAAATCATTACAGGGATTACAAACAAACTATCAAGAAAAACAATCAATTCTTGGTCAGTTAGCGGTTCAAAGAATATTACTTGACCAACAAAGTAATGCTTTGGACAATCGTATGAAAGATGTTCAGATGGAATACGAAGCGGTTCAACAATCTGAAAGAGATTTGGTTGCAAAATTAAACGAAAAATACGGGCCAGGTCAATTAGACCCAACTACAGGTATTTTTACACCAACTAATTAAAAAAAACCTCTAAAAAATATAGTTTTAGGATTTTGGTTTATATTTATAGTAGTATAATTATATCAAAAATTTTAACTTAGGAGAAGTATCATGGCAGAAAGAATAGTCTCGCCAGGTGTATTTACTCGTGAAAGAGACCTTTCATTTTTACCTCAAGGTATAAGTGAAATTGGTGCAGCTATTATTGGTCTAACTAAAAAAGGCCCTGCTTTTACACCCACCCAAATATCAACAATAGGTGAATTTGAGAAGATATTTGGTGAACAAGATAGAAAGTTTTATGTTCCTTACGCAGTAGAATCTTATTTGAGAAGTGCTGGTGTAGTTACAATCGTGAGGGTATTAGGAATTGGTGGATACACTGCCGATTCAATTGAATTGAAATTGCAACATAGTTCAAGTGCACACACAATGCACACTAATTCAAGAGTAACTCGTTCTATAGCGATTTTAGCACCATCATTAGGTTCAAATGGAACTGGTGATTTTGCCGCTGGTTCATCTTTAACAAGAATTGGTTCTGAAAATGACGCGAGTAGTTTTACATTATTAGTGAGTGGTAGTGGATTGACAGCTGAAACTTATTCTTTGTCATTTGATACAAGTTCAGCAAACTTTATCGGTGAAGTAATAAGTTCTGACCCACAATCTACAAAATCTGGTGCAAATGCATCTTCGGTATATGTATACAAATTATTCAAAGATTCGATACACGGAAATCCATTATTACCAGGTGCGGTGTCGACCTATACAGCTTCTTTAGAAGTCACCCAAAATGGTTTGAATTTTACTGGTGGAACAACTACTTCGGATAGTAATGGAGACGCATCAGATACAACTTGGAGTGGTAACAAGGATTTTCAATTTGCTAGAACTCCATATATAATATCACAGAAGATAGGTGGAACTGCACAGAATTTGTTTAGGGTATACACAAGAGGTCATGGAAGTGACATGAACACAAGTTTCAAAATTGGTATTCTAAACGTTGTTCCCGCATCAGATGTGGCTGGTTCAGATTTTGGTAAATTTGATTTACAAGTCAGAAAACACGCTCCACAACAAACAGATGACGATGTGATATTAGAACAATTTAATAACTTAACATTAGACCCAACCTCAGAAAAGTTTTTTGCTAGAGTAATTGGTGACAGATACACAACCGTTGATACCAACGGTAAATTAACAGAATTTGGTGATTTTCCAAACTTAAGTGATTTAGTTCGTGTTGGTGATTTTAAAAACTTAATTAGGGATGGTATTTATAAAGGTTCGAGTAAAGCCCTTGTCCCAATGGGATATGGTCTAATATCAAATCCTGTACCAGGTACAACAGATATACCAGGTCACGTAACAAGTTCAAATCAGTTGGACGCAAATAGTGTCTATGATAGGAATGAATTTTACGGTTTTAATTTCTCAGACTTAACCTCAAGAGAATATTTATCACCAATACCAGCAACTGCTAACTCAGGTAATAATGTAACAATGTCACTTGAAGACCAAGTTGGTGACGCAGGTGCTAGTGAACTTAATGTTACCACATTTTCTGATAGAACTGAAAAAATTACATTATCACTATCAGACGTAGCACAAAGAAAGTTCTTGGTTCCATTTCAGTTTGGTTTTGATGGTCTAAATCCAGGCGTAGAAGTTAAAACAGGTGGAGATATTACCACATCGAACATGCAGGGATTTGATTTATCAAGTTCAACTGCAAGTGGTTCCGTGGCTTTCAAGAGAGCTATAAACACAATTAGTAATCCTGACGAATTTGATGTGAACTTGTTAGCAATGCCAGGTGTAATACATGGTCTACACTCAACAGTAACAAACCACGCGATATCAAAAGTAGAGGCTAGAGCAGATGCCTTCTTAATATTATACGCAACTGGTAGTGATTATACAATTGAGACAAGCAAGACAAGAATAAAATCATTAGATAATAATTACGCAGCTACATATTATCCTTGGGTTTATATTGAAGATGGAAATACCGCTACACAGATAGCTGTTCCACCGTCAGTAGTATTACCAGGTGTGATAGCTTTTAATGACCAAGTAGCTTTTGAGTGGTTTGCACCAGCTGGTTTAAATCGTGGTGGATTAACACAAGTCACAAAAGCACAAAAGAAACTGACCCACGCAGAAAGAGATGACCTCTATGAAAATAGAATCAATCCAATAGCTTCATTCCCTGGTCAGAATATAGTTGTGTTTGGACAAAAGACATTACAATCTAAACCATCAGCATTAGATAGAATCAACATTAGAAGATTATTAATTTCATTACGTAAGTTCATAGCTTCTACCTCAAGATTCTTGGTGTTCGAACAAAATAGTAACGCTACGAGACAAAGATTCTTAAATGTGGTAAATCCATTTTTAGAGTCAGTTCAACAGAATAGTGGTCTATCAGCATTTAGAGTTGTTATGGATGATACAAATAACACACCTGATGTTGTTGATAGAAATCAGTTAGTAGGTCAGATATTCATTCAACCTACAAGAACTGCTGAATTCATAGTGTTAGATTTTGTTGTTCAACCAACAGGTGCAGCATTTCCAGAGTAATCAAACACTTAAACAAACAAGTAAAGAACCCCACTAGCGTGGGGTTTTTTATGCTATAAAATACAAAAATTTGTTTGTGTGATATTTATTTATGAGTTGAAAAAAGATTTATTTAAGGAGATTGTAAATGGCTACATTGGCACCTGACCAAATCATGTTTACACCTTTTGAACCTAAAACTAAAAATAGGTTCATTATGTATATCGAGGGTATACCAGCATATCTTATTAGAGCTATGAATAGACCTTCAATTGAATTTGAAGAAATTGTATTAGACCATATTAATGTCAAAAGATATGTAAAAGGTAAAGCAGCATGGCAACCTATTGAAATTACTTTATACGACCCAGTTGTTCCAAGTGCAGCACAAGCGGTATTAGAGTGGATTAGATTAGGACACGAGTCTGTTACAGGCCGTGATGGATATTCAGATTTTTATAAAAAAGATGTTACTTTTAATCTTTTAGGGCCAGTCGGTGATGTTGTTGAAGAATGGGTTCTAAAAGGAACATACATTCAAAGTGCAAACTTTGGTGATATGGATTACTCTGTAAGTGAACCAGCAGAGATAAGTTTAACATTACAATACGATTACGCAATCTTACAATTCTAATAGGAGAATAAAATGACTGAATGGATAGCAGCAAATTGGGAATATGTTTTAATAGTAATTTACGCATTAGAAAAAATAGTAAAACTTACCCCAACTAAATACGATGATATATTATTTGATATGCTTCTCAAACCAATCAAAGAGAAATTTACACCATCAAAATAAAATAGTTTTTCAGAATATAAGGTTATAGTTATAATTGGTTGTAAAATTATTTCATAGGAGTCAATATGGCAAATTACGAGTTCCCAACCGAGGTAGTTGACCTGCCTTCAAAGGGACACTTTTATTTTCAAGGACATCCTCTATCTAGTGGTAAAGTAGAATTAAAATACATGACTGCTAAAGAAGAGGATATATTAACATCACAAAATCTAATACAACAAGGCACTGTAATTGATGTATTATTAGAATCACTCATTGTTGATAAATCAATCAAAGTCGAAGATTTATTAGTCGGTGATAAAAATGCATTGATGGTTGCTGCCCGAGTTTTGGGATATGGTGCGGATTATGAGTTTGAATATGATGGAGAGAAACACACTGCTGACTTAAGTAAATTAGAACCATTAGATATAGATTTTTCAAAGTGTGCTAAAGGTTCAAATGAGTTTGAATTTGAATTACCTACAGTAAAGAAGACAATTAAATTTAAATTATTGACTGGTAAAGATGAAAAGATTATCGATAGTGAATTACAGGCACTAAAAAAAATAAATTCTAACATATCAAAAACACTAACGACTAGATTAAAACACATGATAATCTCAGTTGATGGTGAGACTAATAAATCAGAAATCGTTAAATTTATTGATAATCAATTCTTATCAAGGGACTCTCTTGCATTTAGAAAATACTTAGAGACGATTACACCTGATATGGATATGACAACCAAAATTACATCTGTAGATGGAAAGGAGACGAGTGTGGTGATACCAATCACCCTTCGATTTTTTTGGCCTGCCGGATGATTATAAGAGAGAAATCCACGAACAAATATTCCAATTAATTCTTCATTCAAAAGGTGGATTTAATTTTGGTGATGCCTACAATCTACCTGTATATCTACGAGTATTCTACTTAAAAAGATTAACCGATTATTATAAAAAAGAAGCCGAAGAGGTTAAAAAACAACTCAACAAACACAAGTCAATTCGGTAAAATCTACATTTTATATATTTATTATTGAGTTATAACACTTAATATCAATACGGAGATTCAGATGTCCAAATATAAAAAAGTTAATGAAGGTATAATAGATAATATCATAACTAAAGTTTTTACAAGTGTTGGTAAAGGTTTAGAATCACGTGCAATAAAAAAACTATCTAAATCAGACCCAGAATTAGCAAAACAATTCAAAGACCTACAAAAAACAAAAAAGAGATTAGAAAAAACCTTAACTAAAAAACAAAAACAACAATTAGCAAGAGGTGAAAAACCCGATGTTTTTAGAAAAGCGTTAGATTAGGATTTAAGTAAATGCAACGTGACGAAAAAGGAAGATTTATTTCGAAAGAACAAGCCGCGGAGATGGAAAATGCTGTTCTTCAAGCTCAACAACTTGATAGTATTCACAAACAAATATTCACCGCTATTGATAAAAACAATACCGCAATAAAAGAGGGTGGGGCTCTTACAAATATACTTAATGGAAAGACTTTAGAGGGAAAATTACTTACAGAACTACAAAATAAAGCTTTAAAAGAAAGAAGGCTCATATCTAAAGAAGAATTAGATGACATAAAAGACCAAGTAAGTAATCAAAAAAAGTTAAGTAAATCTATTAATGAAATCTTTCCTGGTGCTGTGAGTTTTGCATCAGGCATTGAAGACGCAGCTCGAGGTATGTCAGGTCTGTTAGGGCCAGCAGCTTTAGCAGTAGCAGCATTTACT